TCGTATTTTTTTGGAATATTTACCCAAACTTCGCGACATCCTTTTATATTTTTCAAGTGGTCAACGATTGGTTTTAAATATTGAAACCTCGTTGGGATACTAGTCATGCTCACGATGACTTTCATTATATCATATAATTTCAATTTCTTTTTAACCTCGTTTCTCAAAATAATAAAAATGTTATAATATAATATAATGTTTTCTAGAACAAAAGCAGTTGCGTCGGGTGCGGCTCAACAGATGTCTACCATGCCCGGTGCTCAGCGAGTGATAGGCATGGGTCAGCAGGGACTCATCATCCCTAAAAATACGGGACCCGATGCAAAAGTACCCTGGAAACTCGTAGGTATCGTGACATTTTTAACGGTGTTGTTTGTGTCGACCTCTTCGATGGGAATCGGCATCTATAATAATTGTCAAAAAGCCAAAAATTCGAAAAAATGGACCAATATAAAAAATTATTGGTCACACACAATGGCGTCCGTTTTGGGAATTTTTTGTACTTTATTGATTCTTAATTTCATGAAGGGGAAGAAGGAGGTCGCCGCGTTACAGTTGATTCTTGGGTGCATGGGCATGATCGGCGGCGCGATGTTGATTCCGATGATCAACGATTGCTCACCAAAAGACAAGCAAGGTAAATTGGGTGGCGCGGGCGCTCTCTTGACATTGAACATTTGTTGTATAATTCTAGGATTCATGGCGTTCGCGGGTACTAAGAAACCGGTGCTTCAACGTCAATACGCGATGCCGTAAGGTGTAATCCCCCCATCGTACACACAAATGAATGGTAGTTATAAAAATATATAGTTAATGTAATAGGCATGAGCGATGGGTTTGAAAAAATGGTCTTGATCGGCGCGCTGTTATGCTGTTGCTCATCTAGCATGATCGCCCTCGCAGGCGGGGGCGCTTACAAATTCGTTAAAACCGGGGGAGTCGAGGGCACGGAAGAATTCTATGTAAAAAAATTTGAATTAGACGTTTTGAAAAAAAGTCTCATCGAAGCGTTGACGAACGGTGTCATAATCGAAGAGTACCGACTCACATTTAAAGACCAACACCTCCCTATGGCGGATTTTATAAAATATAAAGTTGCGAACGCTGGGAAGTTTAAAGCTCAAGATGATAGGATATTAGCAAAACAACCGTACATAAAACCGATATTGAAGTGGTGTGTAAAGCACAATACAAATTATAACGCGTTTCGAAGAGATACGGAAACACAGGCAATTTTGAGAATGAATGGGACGAAAATGACACCCGCGCAGCTTCACGCGACGTATTTCAATGACTTGTCCCTCGAAGCACTGAAACTATGGAAAGACATGTGTAAACACCGCGATAGATACGAACCAAAAATAGATCCTTAAAGTACAGAATGCATGTATTCGAATCGATTCACATCATTTTAATGCTCTTGTCTTACGTGATATCAAAGACAGGAAGATTGAGTTTAAGTGAAAAGCATAAAATTTTAGCATTCATGGGCGAGGTAATAAAACAAACGGATTTTAAACCTCTTCTTGACTGTCGTAAACCTTTTTCAGCGTGTAAAATCCAAGAAGGACACCGGCGACTGAATATAACGCGTAGTAGTTCGAACCTTTTCTGTATTGATACACGGTCCATAGAAGACTCGCAATAATACCGGCTAGTATCTCGCGCATATCATGCTTCTTAACATCTGTCATGTTATAAATCTTACTGAAGTCGTTAAGAATCTGTGCGATACCTATCGTGACAGCGACAAATATAATAGTATTATCGATATCCATTAATATAATTAAAGAAAAAAAAATATAATAGAATACAAAATGACTACCCCCGAACAAGTGCTCGCTGGCTATGACAACTCTAAGGAATCGAAGCAACTTATTATTAAATTAAAGACACTCGCTCAAAGATACAAGAAAACCGGTGTGAACAGGGAAAACATTTCAGGAATTGTGTGTAAATTGATGATGGAGGTGAATAATCTCAAAGCGATACCGGGTCCTGAAAAGAAGGAACTTGTGATCGACCTTATATATAATTTGATCGAAGGTCTTGAAGGTGAAGAAGGTGATGAAGATACCGAGTTTGAAATACTTCTGAAAACCATGGTACCGCCTATGATCGACAGCTTCTCTGTAATGCTAAAGGTATCTAAAGCTTGCAGCTGTTTTGGTAAATAGATGAGGTTTCCGAATCTAGAAACCATGATAAAATATGGAATTTACACGATTTGCGACCTCGTTCTTTTTTCGCAGGGAAAGCTAGTTCCTCGAAATATAAATATTTTGAATGAATGCGAACACTGTTCATTTGTCTTTGACGGGAACATGTGTCCCAATTGCAACGACCTTAAAAGAAACAGTTTATTAATGATTAAGTAACATGGGATTCCACGTAGTGATCACCGAGACTAGTCGAGGATTTAGTCGAGTCGAGAGCGATTGTGTGTGTTGCGCGGAAAGACGACTGATTAAAACACTCAAACGAGAGTGTTTTAAACGGGGAAATAGAATTTTCAAATTTTCGAATTGGGTACGACGGAAATTTGGAACGTTAATTATCTCGAGACCGACGAGCTACGGCGATGGAAAATCGTTGCCGTGTGTTTTGTGTAGAAAAATGATTGAAAAATATGATTTAAAGTGGAAGGCTTTTGATGGCGAAAAATGGATCGAGAGTAAATACCCATTTCAATTACCAAAATCACAACCGACACACAAACAACGTCGGGAGCTAGGTTTTGGGTTTAATAACGATTCCTAACGCGGCTTGTAAACTACTTTGGTGTCTTTGCAATGGCTTTTCTCTTTTGAGTTTTAAAGTCTCATTTCCACCCTTTGAGCCCTGTATCTCTAATAATTTTTTATGATTTATCACGGGTGCTATCAACCTGTCTGTGTGTGGCGTAGTCTCGACTTCCTCAGGAATCTCAACATCGATCGCGGTATCACTTCTAAATTCATCGATGTCCAGATCTCCACCGAACACTTTCAAACGTTCGCGACGCGGTGCGAATTTTATATGACCAATTTTATTGTACATCTTTTTGCGCATCATGACAATGTTACTGCATATTATACTTCCACGCGTGATTCCATATTTTCCAACAGCGTAGCTTTTCATACACGACCATGAACAAAATTGCCCACACGTATAAAATTTTCGACGACGATCATCATATCGATATGGCATTTTTAATATCGTATTTTCGTGTGGATGCGAACACCACCAACACCAGCCCGAATCTGACATTATATAATAAACTATCAAAATATCTTTAAGCTTAATTTTTTTCTTCATTGAATATATACTATCGACATGGGAGGGGGTGGCAGTCAGACAGTTAACCAAAATATCAACATGAAAGCACTCACGAGTATTACGAATAGCAGCATGAATAAAATTCAAGAAACAAATGAAAATAGAATGACAAATGTTCAGTCGTTGGAGGTTAAATTATATGATATCGTAAATTGTCCAATTAAGATGGAACAGACGATCGAATCAAAATTTGTGGCGACGACTGAATCTATGATTACAGCAGTACAGGCATCACAAGCTGACCTCACAAACGAATTAAAAGCGCAAGCCTCTGCCGCGCTCGATAAATCAACAGAGGCGGGGAGTTTCCAGTTTGGCGACAGACAGAACGCGAACATCGATATTAATCAAGAAATTGAGACTATCGTATCGAATCAATTGAGTACAGAAACACTGAAAAAAACTATCAATTCTTCGAGTAACATGCAAGATGGAAATTTGGAGATATATGGATACACGTGCGAGAGCGACACGGAAGCGCAGGGTCTCATGATCAGTCAAAATATTCGAGCCTCGTTCGCCGCGGCGGCGATTACGAAAAGTCTCACTGAAGCGTTATCGACGTCGAAGGTCGTCAATGAGATCTCGGCGTCCGCTGACGCGGAACTAAAATCTGAAAACAAAGGTGTTGCCGATATCGTGAGTTCGATCGGAGACATCTTCATGGGACCCGCGAAATACGCAGCCATGGTATCCGCTGTCTGTTGTGGTCTCTGTGTGATCATGTTGGTCGTGTTGGGCATGTCGGGTGGAGGACAAAAGGCGATCGCGAGCGGTCAAGTTCCAAACATGATAAGGGCGGCGAACGCGACGACGCGCGGGCGCGGTCCCGCGCCCGGTACGGGGAAATACGGAAAGTATGGAAAATATGGAAAATATGCTAAAAAATAATAATACATTTTTGTTCTTCGCGATGTACATATCGCTGACAACAAAAACAATTAGATGGTTTCGAGGTGTTCGATCAATTTTGAACGACTTTGTTTTTCCGCAATGGTGATGATACGCGCGAGTTTCTCTTCATCCGAAGACGACGCCGCGGCTAAATTATACACGACATATGGATTCAATGGCTTGTCGAGTGGACGGTCCTTCACATATTTAATCGCGTTCACCGCGCCACCTTCAAGGTTCTCGCGACGCCCCCCCGATAACCAAACGACCAAGACGACCGCGCTGGCGACTAATAACAATCTATTTAATAGTTGATATTTCTTGATATTCATATTAATATATATAAAGAAATAAAATTCTTTAAGTCATATGATCCTGAGCATCGACGTTGGAATCCGGAACCTCGCAATGTGTCTCTTCGATGAGACATCTAACCTCGTCGTCGAGTGGGATGTGAGTGGCGTGCCACCTGAGTGTAAAGAAGGACTCTTCGAATCTTTAAGAAATCATCTCGATGATAGACCCTGGGTGCTGACCCCCGATACGATTCTCATAGAAAAGCAACCCGATAAAAATCGTAAAATGAAAATGGTCGAACACTTTTTACACGCATACTTTATCATTAAAGCACCCAAGTCTGAGACAATTGTGTACGACGCAAAATTTAAAATACCGGATGTATGTGGACCCGGACGCGCGCAATATTTAAAACGTAAAAAAGTGTCGATCGAAAGATGCGAGGCTTTTATTAAATCAAACGACATTAATAAACATTGGATTCCCATTTTTAACAAATCCAAAAAGAAGGATGATCTCGCCGACACGATCATGCAAGCGATCAGTTTTACAAGACGCGTCGAACCTTTAAAAAAGACTTCGAATAAAACGAAATTAATCATAGCTAGAAAACCAAACGACAATCAAAAAAGAACAAAATATTCAAAATCTAATCTCGCGTGGGTGTATCTAAATAAACCGGATTGTGAATGCCTCGAAAAAAATAAAAGATTCATGAAAGATCTCAAAAGATATTATAAAAATATAGATGATTTCGTGAAAGACATTAAATTAAAGAAGTGAAGTACGTACAAGTAAAGATGAAATCACCTCTTCGATACCCTGGGGGGAAGACGCGCGCGTGTTCTTTATTAAA